GTTGTTCCAATAGCATCGTCGGTAACATGCCTAGCTGTAATTACCAGAGTCAGATCTTTATATTGTATTAAAGAGCCTGAACCATGCCCACCGCCGGGTGTGGTAACCTTGACCGCTGCATTTCTAACGTCTCGTTCTACGGATGTTAGTCCCTTACTCACCTTTTCAGATGGCTGAGTTGGCTTGTAGTTATCCGCATGTGCATTGCCAATCCCAACAAACATCATCGCTATTAATAATAATTTTTTCATTTTTTTAATCCTTATGAACCCGTATCAGTAGTGCCGGTATCTGTCTCTATATACCTATAACCAACTTCTACCAATTGACCAGCAGATGGAATAATAGTAAAATATACCGTATTTTCTGATTCTGCATAATACCAATCATGATTTAATAAGCCGTTAATAAAAACTCTAATCGAGTCAACTTCTGCTTTGTGAGTAAGAAGGATCTTTTCAACAGGCTCGATCGAATGTGTTGCGTCCGTAACACCGGGCGACCAATCTGTGTCGCATATATCCACAACGACACCACCGAGCATATTTGTGGCTTCCATATATCTATCACCAACATCGATTGGACTCGGAGGCCACGTGCAAAGCGATTCTGAACTTTCTTGGTTGACTATGCTAGCCATAAATACCGAACCCATTCTTAAAGAACTATACCAACTTATAAAATCTGAGGGGTAGGGGTATTCTATATCACTTTGTTCTTCCTCATCCGATACAAACACGACCAGCAGACCAGCGTCTGACCTCATCCAAGTTGAAGAATAAGGGTTGTGATTAATATAATCATAAACCGAATTAAAGCCCTCCTCATAGGGCGCTGTCGTTAGCGTTGCTAGCATTGCAGCTGCATCAGCAGCGTCATCACCGGGAACCAACGGGAATTCTGTGCTATTAATCGCACGTGCCGGGTCAGCACTTATCATCACCAGTCTCCAATCTGAAATTGGAAGGGCCAGTAACATTGCTTCGACCCCCGCCAGAAGTTCTGCGTTATACCGGTTCATTGATCCGGATCGATCGACAACCCATAAGATATCGATACCGTCAATCGACATATGTTGGGTAAAAGAGTCAATCCAAATAATACCCTCGTTGACCGGTACTTCCACTTCAACATAGACGGGTACTTCTACCTCGACTTCTTCAACTATTGTCTCGGTTTCGGTTTCTGTTATGTATATTACTTCTTTTTCGGGCTTTTCGTGAGACATTATCGCATAATCATAGTTGCACGATAAAACACACAAAATAGGTAAAAATATATTTTTCAATGTTTTGTCCGCCTATAGGTAAATATAGGCTTTTTTATTTTGAGTCAATTAATAAAACAAAACTTAGCAAAATCATATTCAAAATCGATAGTGTTTGAAGTCCATGGTTGCTGGTTTGATAAGCAAAAAGCCATAGAGATAAGTTTAAAAATCCAGCCCCGATGCACATTCGTTTATACAGGGTCTTGAATTTTAATTTCATTTACGTTCCAGTTCCTCAGTCCTAGAAATAACTTCTATATTGTATGCGTACAATTCTTCTAAAGTTTGTCGCTCGAATATATAAACCTTTACAATTGGAAACATTGTTTGTTGCTCTTTATTTAATTTTTCCATTATAACACCGTGTTCCAATTCGGCATGCCCGTCCCAACTAAAGGTTTTAATTTTTACAAGGTCTCCCTCGCGGACGTCCCAGAGTATATGAGGTTGTGTAATATTAGTTTTTTCTTTATTCATTTTCAAACGCAAATTTTTTTATTTTTCGGTAAAATTTTTATGACTACTTTTAGTTATGGGATTCCACTCGTATAAATCAATTATAATTGAAAGCTTAAGGCCTTCTTCTTCGAGGTAAAATTTTCCCTTTTCTTGTAAGTCAGATAAGTTATTATCTCCAGCAGTCCATGCTATTTCCCAAAAGTATAGGTCATCGTGCTCTATATCGACACGGTGTATATACCTTAAAAGGACTCCAACACTATTGTTGTGCCTATCGATAATTATGTCACCTTTAGATAATATAATCCTTTTTGCTCGTTCTCGCAAGTCATAAATCATGAAATTTTGCCTACCCGCTACCTCTATATAGGTCGATAGTGCCGGCTAAGATCATGTTTTCTAGCCCAAATTCAGTATACGATTGATATCGAGAACCTTTTAAATGTGGGCCGGACCAAAAGATTTCCCATGCCCAGACAATGATATCCTCATCCTCCGGATAGGAGATGGTGTGTTTGTCATACAATATATCATATTTGTATAGCAAGACGCCGACATCATTAGTCGACTTATCGATTATAACATCACCGATTGATAGTGATAGTGATTTACCGCCCATGGTAAATTAATTAGAGTTAACAGGCCTCTTGAGCATCATGGGCTTTTTAATATCAAGACATACGTTAACAATAGATTCGAAATTTTGCTCGACTAATAAATCTTTATCTTTAATTGTGCATATATTTTTTGGTATGTAAATTTCGTTGCTTGTCTTTTCTATCGAATAGATATATTCGCTTTTGAAAGATTCTATCGTCGACACGTCGACGGCAATCACGTGCGCGCCAATTATCGGTATCTTTAGTAAATTAATCATCAATGACATTCCTACTTGATTTTAATCCGATCAATAATATAAGGATGTTGAAAGGATAGGTCTTTATATAGACGCTTGAGAACTTTTTTTGTAATATCTCCGATAGCGTCTTTAGTGTCAGCTGATTTAAAAACTTTTTGAACTTCCTTACGAACCTCGTCAGCCAAAGCTGACTTAAGCTCTTTGGAAATTAATGACTTAATTTCATTCTTATCAGTGTTGGTTAATTTTTCGATGAGCAGTAAATCTGTAGACATATGGGGGTACCGGTATAGTTATAAATAGTCCGCAATTTAGATAGCAACCACATCGCGCGCGGGGAAAGTGCGGATATCCGATAATTTAAGGCAATGCACATCGTACAACAGCCTTTCAATAGCATATTCTTGCACGTGTAGGTGGCCCATCGCGATATCGGTCGACATGTACGCGCGTAAAACTAGGCCTACGCCTGTATCTTTTACTATAGTATCACACGCATACATATCATACCACTTTACTAGGTCACCAACCTCTAACGGTTCGTCACTTGACATTGCGCTTTACCGGTTCGACTAGCAGTCGCTCGCACTCCGGGCAATGCGCCGGTAGCCTAATCACCATTCCTGTGCCACAATGCCAACATGTGTATTTATAGCCCATATAATTCTCCTATTCTATTAAATTTATATAACTTGTCTATAGTATGCATCCAATCTCTTTCTTTAATCCCTGCATGCGGGTATATTATCCACCATATCTTTACCATATTCATCTGTACATGTTCATTTGTATCGTATAACTCTATTATCACCGCTAGACCGCCATGGCACGTGCAAGTCACTAAGTCGCCAATGGCGAAGTCGTGCTTAGGTGGTTTTTTAAAAAACTCTTTCACCCTACCTTTCCCTAGATGTATATATCTGGGAAATTTTTTGTGGGGTATTTTTTACAAGGCTAATATCTCAAAAATTGGAGCGCTATCGAAAACAGGCTAAGCACCGGCTATCGCCCGCAGCGGATTCCCGAGAGACGGATTCCGGGGGGGAGGGGGGACCACCCATGTAAAGGTTTTGCAAACAACTTGTTAAGTGATTGTCAAATCATTTACGAGTCTGTTTATAGTATTGTTTAGCTCCGTCATATAATACACACGCATATATGTATACTGCTAACGGTGTATAGAACCCAAGGATAAGGCCCTTACTAACTGCACTATCAAGTGCCTTGTTTATTTTATCTCGTCTCCGCAATCAGCTTGCCCTCCTAAACAGTTATTAAATAATATAATAAACTGTATTCGTTTATGTATTCTCGCGTATTACTCGCATGGATTCTACATGTAGTGTGTGACTTTCGTTAGACCCCAGCATTTCGCTAATAACCAACAACACCACACACTACGGGTAGTGTCCCGCATATAGTGTCAGTATGCCATCAACATGATTAGCATAGCCGTCCACATGATTGCCCCCAAGCAATCGTAAAGTTTTTGTTCAGTTTCCCATGACATAGCGCACTCCTTTGCTTTCTATACTTATATTATACACTCTCGCGCCCTGAATGTCAAGCAGTCATTTGTCAAGAACATGTCAGCAAATGCATGCAAAAGCGGACAGAATATGACTTGACACGATAAAATACTTGACGATACACACACAACGTATATACTAAACACAAGCGCATTAAAACATATTAAAACGCATCCCATCATCAAACAGGCACAATATCAAACACTTAGCTATCGCATAAACCCCTACCTAAACACACCTATGTATGTTTCGCATATAAACTGTTTACTACTACACAAGCAACTTGCTGTAAACATTTAAGAGAGTTATTATAAAGAGTGTAGTTATCTCCAACCTTATCGACTACTATGCAATAGCCTTTAGATGAAGATGATACTTGTTTTCTTTTGATTAACTCTCCGGCCTTAAACATTACAGTTCTACACCTTTTCGTTTATACACGTTCTCACGGACAGGCACACGTTCAAGTTGATAGTGAGACTCAAAAACATCGCGCATGCTTTTAACCTCTTTGGCTACCTCGTTGATCGCAACAATGACAAACGTGGTCAGAATAACCAGCGTGCCATAAATAACAAACTCCATCTTACTCGGCTCCTTTTTTGTTGAGTTCTTCATCGGCTTGTTTAGCCATCTTGGCAATGTCCGCAGCCGTTAGCTTTGCAGCTTTGTGGCGTTTGTTTTGTTCGCGCATAAGTTTGTTATAACGCTTTTTAACATACTTGATCACATGTACGTTCGCGACTCCCAAAGCGGAGAATCGACGCTTACCATTGATAGCTGCGATCTTATCGCTTGGCTTCGTTAGTATTGTTTCAGTATAATCTAACTTGCCATCGACAAGTTTAAGATCGGATTTAGTGACATAGTATTTTGCTGACATAATAAAAGGGGGATCTTTGGTTTAATACTCGCAGCCCTTTCGAGTGTGTTGGTATGTTATGAGGGTGGCTAATCCTCTTATAGCCTTTACTGTAGGATCTTCATTATCTTTAACCTCAAGGGTTAGGGTTGAACATACTACTCTGCGACATATACAAGCCCGTCGCAGCTATCGGCCCTATGCAGTTGGGGGTTTTCATTATCTTTCTTTTACCTCTCGCGCTTTGCGCTTTACGGGTTAGGTGTGATTATAGGATTGCTTCACCGATGGCGATACCAAGCCCGAAGGCCAGCATCAGCAACGGAGAGAAAAACAGGATTTGCAAAAAGTCATTCATTAAATACCCTCGCCATCTTTAAGAGCAGCAAGAGCGATCTTATCATCTTCAGTCAAATGCTCCTTGTTTTTGTTGCGAAGGCTCGCCGCGCTCATGCGCGTGGGGTTTTTGTGTTCTTCGTTACAACCAGCGGCGAACGACTCAGCCCAAGAAGGATCGGGGAAGTCCATCACCGCCTGTTTGCCTTGAGTCTTGGAGTGACGAAACACAACCCACATTTTAGGACCAACTTGCTCGACGGTCCAACCAGTCAGTTGGCGGCGCGTTGGAGGCGCAGGCGCAGGCTTGTATTGTTTAGCGGTCTGGATTTTGATTTGGTCGATTGCTCTTTGCATTGATATATCTCCTTACTTGATATACTATATTATACACTAAAAACGGGGTGAAGTCAACAACTAAGTTGTCAAGAGAATGTCAGGGGATGGTTTGCGAAAACAGGACAAGACAAGCGAGCAAGATAGCGTCAAACTTGATCATCAGGCTCACAAACTCAGGCGATACCAAGTGTGAAGGGATCAGTCCCAGCTTTTTCTGTTTCAGTCGCAGCATGGTGGATGCTCCCAGTTTGCAACTTGCCAGTCGCTAATGCTGTCGGAGTAATGGAGTGCATCAACGAAGTTGCTCCAAGCCTCGGAGCGTGCAACGGTGTCAACATGCCCAAGGCGCTGCTCATCCTCTTGAATCATCGGAAGGATAAGGTCAATAAACTGCTCGCGGGCAGTCTCCCAGAGGGTAACGGTGTCGAGTTGTGAAGCCATAGAATAATCTCCTTTCTTTCTATACATATAATATAACATAGCGGACGGGTAAATGCAAGGGTGATCGTGTCAAGAGAATGTCAAGAGACTACTTGCAAGTCCACAACAGAGCAAAATCCGCTCTTTTGAGTTGAAGCCCAAAACACACGGGCGATCTTACCGTCCGCTAACAGACTGACAACAAGCCCATGATTTGAGTTATTGCGTCCTTGGATGAATCCCACATTTGTCACAATGCTGCCGATCTCGATGGTCATAGTTTTCTCCTTTCTATACCTATAATATAACCCCCTCGGTGGTCTTCGTCAAGGTCTGAGTTGTCAAGGGAATGTCAACAACGAGGTTAATCGTCGTCGAGTCGAACACGGTGCCTGATCCCGGCTTGCACACGATGGCTAAAAAAGCTAATAGTTTCATATACTTACCAGTTTGTCGGGTCGTTGGGGTTCCATACATCAACAAGCTGCTGATCTGAGAGTTTGCGATCTGCACCGCTGACATCAAACTCTCCGAAAGACCGCGCTCGTCTATCGGCTGCACGGCTGGATGCTTTCACTTGCTCGCGGGCATCGATCCCGGCTTGGAACATGTGATCCTCTGCGATAGTGAAGCTGAACCCTTCCACGATCTCGGTTGGTTCCACATCCTCGGTCCAGTCGCCGGGTCGCGCGGCCTGCTCCATCAGATCGTGGAGCAGTTCAAAAGCAGGCTGACCATTAGAGTCCTCCATTGTACCGGCTTGCTCCAGCAAGCAAGTAATCAAATCAAGCTCTGTCTCTGTTACTTTTATAGTCAAAACTTCGTCAGACATTTATACCTCTAAGCTGCTGGACACTGGAACCAGTGGATTGAAAGAAAAACGAGAGCGCCCCAACACATTGCATCAATAGCAACGGCGGCGAGCATTACGCGGTTTTGAAGAATGATCATAGCTGTTTTACCCATTTTGTTTATTCCTTTCTACCCTTATAATATAACACCGAAACGGGCGGAAGTCAAGGTTTAAGTTGTCAAGGACTTGTCAACGATTGAGAGGTGGTGGCTTGCCTCGGTTTCTGGTTCTGCTTTATCAGTCCACAAAACTTTAACGTCGGTGTTGCCGGTATACTTGCCAGTCTCGACAACGATCCCGACACTAACAGATTCGCCCTTACGCCAGCGTGGACGTTGAAAACAGTACGTCACCAGATCACCGACTTGCATTTTTCTGAGCCTCCACATGCTTGCACTTACGTCGCCAACCGAAACCGGGACACGTACACGTCCAAGTCCCTCCGTGGTCGGTCACAGTGTAGGTGTCGCCCTTGCTGCCCACAACGTCATACGTGCGAACCTCGGCCAGCGGAGCGGGTTCTTTGCGCTCGGCTACCACCATATACTCACCAACGCGGTCGAGTGTCAGAGTCTCCGGCACTTCAACCCAATGCTGACCAGAAACCGCCCACTTTTGACCAGCGCGATCAGTGTAGAGCATCGGCGGCCATGTCACCTCAATGGGTAGATCAGTCATTGTTTACCTCGTCTTCAAGTTTAACGATCAGAGTCTCCATCCTTTCGATCTCTGTACCGATCTCGGTTCCATCGCTATACATAGCACAGGTATTCAGATCGTCAATGCGATTGTTCACGCAATCGATCAAGTCAATGATCTCATCTTTAGTTAAATCCATTCTATGCCTCGGCTGGTATAATGGTTGCAACACTCAAGGTAGTGTAGACTTCGCGCTCCGCATCTGATACCGCTGGATCGTCAAGCGTTGCCTGCATCATCATCGCAGTGATCACTTGCTCGCATGCAAGTGCAGTACGCTCGATAGGGGTGACGTTGGTATCGTCATCGGTACGGATTAGTGGGATGGCTAACATATATTTTCTCCTTTCTACACCTATAATATAACCGCCTACGGGCTTTCGTCAAGGTGAAAAATGTCAAGAGGATGTAAAGGGTTCTAAAAACATTTCGTGAAACTTTAGACGTATATCAGAGCCAAGGAATACAATCGTGTAAGGACCGCTATAGCTTTTAGAGGCATGACCATCCTCGATAATCATACCAACCCGATGATCAGGCATGCCATCCTGATGTGTTCCATCTTTGATCCTCACCAGATCACCGGGCTTGTACTTCCCCACTAAAACGGCTTGCTCTTGCTCAAAGGCGAACACTCCCACACCAGCGGGTTCATGATCACCGGGCTACCAGTTGTGTATTTGGCGAGGTTCACATGACAAGAAGTTGTCATAGAATGAAAGCCTTTAGCCGGAGCGGTGAAGTCCGCGATTATGTAAACTCCTGCCGGGGTTCGCTCTCCGATCTTTAAGTCATAACTAAATAGCTCCGCACTACCATTCGGGTACGATCTACTACTCAAAGAATACCTGTGATTACGCGCACTTAGCCCATTCTGCCATGCTCTGATGACGCCATCGTTGTTTAATCTTGGTCCTGTGATTGACATTTTTTTCTCCGTTCGAGGAAAGTTTAACGTACCCTTAGCTATCAATGGCTATGATACGTTCGTTGGTTGAAAAGTAGGGGCGGGCTGCGTAGTTTTTGGTGGTCATCCACATACGCTGGCACTTGGATGCAACGGGCTTCGGAGCCATCAAGTCGGTCAGCACAATGTGACCGTCAAAGTTGCGTTCGTTGACGTACTTTGTTGGAGCGTTGAAACATGTACCACCAGTCAAAACGCGCTCGGTTTTCTTGCTCTGTCCTTTCTTCCAAGTATAAACCTTGTCTTCGGCAACGCGAGTATCGAAAGGGATCACGGTAAACTCTGCAATCTCGGCCAGCTTGTTCAACTCAGAGAAGAACGCGGCGAGCATGGCATCATCCACAGATCCAGACTGATCGATACTGATCGCGATCTTGGCATGCCGACGGACGCGCTTGCCGGGATGGACGCGAGGATAACGCTTGTTGAGTCGGCGCGGAGTGGATCGCTTATCGCTACGTTGTGAAGTTTTGACGAAGTAACGCAAAACTTTACGCCAGTCGATTTTAGTGGCGATACGATCCATAATATCCTGACGCATGGGTGCCGATACAGTACCCCAGTTGCGGGACTTCTCGGCTTCCTCGGCTGCTTTTTTGATCGTGTCCTTCAATCGCTCCTTAGCGATTTCTTCAGCGGTGCCATCGCTTTCGCCGAAGCCTTCATGGTCGTCAAGCGAATCCATGTCACCGAAAGGATCGCCGGAACCCTGACCGCCTTCACCGTCACCCTCTTGATCTTCCTGTTCCTCCTTCATCTTCTTCAGTGCTTCAAGATACCACTCGTAAGATTTGAACGGCGGCAGATCCTTAAAAATACCTTCACCGGGGATGCATGCCTTCATCGGTTCCTTGCCGATGGTTGGGCCGGGGTTCGCATCGCTTGGCAACTCGTTAGCGATGTGACAGTTGATAGCCAGATCCATAGCAATGTTGTCGATACGCTTGAGTCCATCGGCAGGCTTGCGGCTGGTCACATGCTCAAAAATCAAGTGATAAAACTCATGTTTGAGGATACCCAGCTTGTGATGGTCTTCAAGCTGCGCGAAAAACTCAGGGTTATACAACAACTCAAACTGAGCAGAATCAGGATTGACGCGGACACCAGCCGTAGGGATCGCCGTGGATGCGATCTTGTCGATACGGCGCGAGAGCGCGGCAAAGAACGGCTCGCGCATAAGCAACCGGGCTGTGTGCATGTTGAGATTGAATGGCTTTTTGGTGTCGTCGGACATTATTTCTTCTCCTTACTCTTATAATATAACCCCTTGAGCGCAATCGTCAAGGAAAACTGTGTCAAGCAAATGTCAAGGAAGTTTATATTGTGTTCGCAGTCGAACCTCGTCTAACCACCCTTGCTCTCCGTCAATATGGAGTTTGAACCTCCACCTTTTATTAGCTATGTCGCCATACTTGGCGCGGGCTGTTTCTTGTTTGTCAATAACGATAGCAGGCTTGGCATCGCGCAAACTGTAAACCAGATCCCCTACGCTTATTTTATCGGTCCACGTCTGAGACAATGATCAAATCCTCCTCGTGAAAACGCATGCGTTCCTCGCTTTTTAGCCACTTGACTTCGTATAGTTTACGAGCCTGTTCCGGCTTGTGGATATTAGTGACGATGCCGACACCGTGAACCTTAGTATACGTCCGCCCCATGCCGCCGGGACCGGAGAGCCTAACCACATCTCCGACCTTCGGCGGCCTAAGCGGGGGACGCCTGACGCTACTGTGCATCTCCCCCGCCAAGGATCTCGACAAGGTGATCCGCG